TGTATCTGGTAACGGCATTTTAATCATCTCTATGTTAGAAATCCATCCCAATCACCTTTACAGGCTGTTATTGCTAACTTAATTAGGACTAATCTTCTTAGTTCATCTTCATTTAATTGCATAACATCGAGAACTTTTCCCGTGTTATCAATAGTAGGGTTCTCACCACTCGCGATCTCTTCAAGCGTTTTGCCTTGCATGATAGGATAAATCCTGTTAGATTTCCTTTCAGCATTAGGTAACGGCATCCATATCATCTCATTTTCTTTAGATATTTACTAACTATTGCTTCAATAGCAATATAATCCTTAGTACTCATGCCATAATCTGCAAAATTTCCAAAGTACAGTTTTTTTGCCTTACTCAATATACTCATGTACATTCTTTTTTGTTGAGTTTTTGTCATCTTAGGCATTTAATCACCTTAACTGGAAGTTATTACTTGTGCTGTAAAGTTTAATGCAACTGGTATTGAACATGGCTTCATGTAAGGTTGTGAAACAATTGGATCAGTAGAAGGAACAGCCCCTGCCAGATTTCCGTTACTCATTGTTACCTGTGCCCCCCCGGCAACAGAACTAATTTTATCCTGATCTATTGAAGTAAATTTTGCTTGAACAACAACTTGACCAGTTAGAGTTTCGCCAATTGTGTTTGCAGTTTGTAGATCTACTAGTTGAGTAGTTGCCGCACCTGCAGGTGTACCGATAAAGATTCGAGGAACGCCTTGATTAGTTAAAACAGAAAGAGACGCATTTCTTGAAGCAGCAGCCAAAGGTAAAACCCTCAAAAGATCTCCCGGTTGTAATGTTACAGGGCGACTAAATGAAGGTGTTCCACATCCGACACCTTTTACCATATACGGAACTAAAGATAAGATCAATCCTTTTCTTAGAATGTAAGCATAAGCAATATTATCATCTGCAGTTACTACACCGCTAACAATTGTTTGCCCTGGTGCAAAGTCTCCGATCTGTTGTGCTGTTACAGTAAATGCTGTATCAGTTGTAAGACTTGCTTCTGTTCCGTCAGTCATTGTTAAATTAAGTGGAATTTTAAAACCGCTTGAACAGTTTAGAACTCCTGAAACTACTTGTGTTGTCATTTTAGATCACCTCTAAAGTTTAAAGCCTGCTCCTAAAGGCTTGAAGATGTTACGATTTACATTAGAAATTGGTCTGCGAAGTAATCTTTTCCCTAGTTTAAAACCGACATTGATCGCTGCAGCACTGTAAAACATATTCATGTAATTAGATTGAAAGTTAGATTGCATAGCGTTGAATGATTCACCCGGACTAGTAGTAATATCTGCTAGACTGATCTGGTCTGCACCAACCATAACTGGAGTTGCTGCAAGCATTCCCGCCCCAACATTAGGGGTCTTGTAACCTATATCTGCCGATCCAGTAATAAAACCGATTGGTGTTGTTCCCATTACGCCAGATGTTAATACATTTGCATATGCGTAAGATTCTGCTAAATTAATTAAAGATGCAGATCTTGATCTACGCCTTCGAGTTGCCTTTTTTCTACGAGCCATGCCACCCCGGAAATCACTGCAGTATATTATTATTCACCACATTTTTCCGAAATCCGTAGTAAATTAACTTTATTTTTCCGGTATTCGGAAAGCTCATTTCGTTATTCGTCTTTTGATAAAAATAATCCTTTACTGTCTCTTTCAATTATTTTCATTGGTTGATCTTGTTGTTTTGTATTCATGTTAGCAATTAATTGACCTATTGCCATTTGGATCGGATTGATCGGTTCATGTTCACCTAATCCCGGTATTTTTTCTATTACTGATTTTATTGCTAATGCCAGTTTTTCATCTAATTCAATTAATCCATCTTCAATCTTAATTCCTAGATCATAAATTAATTTGAAAGAAACCAAAAAACCTACAATTGTTATTATTGCTATATATGTCGTCGCCATCATGACTGGATCGGCCCGCCAACGGTTCTTAATACCCCCCTCGCAACCCCCCAAAGTCTATTACTTGCCATCCAGTCTGGAATCCTATCCTTCCAGCCGTTAGGCTGCTGCGTAAACGACTTTTACGCGTCAGATTCTAAACGAATCTGATCGGCCGGCATTTTGCCGGGTGTATTATATATTGAATATAGGCCGGAATCCATATTATGGAGCGAGAGTATCGATTTGATGACAAATGTTGTATTTGTCGAATACGAAAGAAATATGAAGACGAAAAAAGAAGAGTATGGGGGATCTGTGAAAGGTGCAAGGATCTAATAAGTGAGGATTGGATTTTATGAATTTACGATGCTCTAAATGCCAATTAGTTTTTCTGGTTAACACCTTTGAAGATGTAAGGATTATTCAGGCTATGTCTTGTCCAGAAGGAGCAGGTCATAAATTAAGTGAGGTGGTTTAATGAAATCAGATCAATATCCTACAGACGCTTGGTTATACGATATTTTTACTACTTGGTATGATCCATGTCCATTAAAAGAAGATTGGGAAGAAGACGGATTACTATATTTATGGGAAAAAAATACATTTTGTAATCCGCCATATTCTAATCCTAAACCTTGGGTTATACATGGTATAGAATCCAATAAACAATACGGAACTCATGTTGTATTTTTGTTAAAACATGATTCATCAACTCAATGGTATAAATTATTACATGAAGCAGGTGCGAAGTTTATGTTAATTAATGGTAGATTAAAGCACGGTACGGGTTCACCTGCACCATTTCCTTCATTATTGGCGGTGTTACATTGAGAGGCCATCTTAGACCTATTATCGCATGGATTACATCTAAAAAAATAAAATTATATTTTCCCGGTTATGAAAAAGATGCAAAGATCTGGGTTATGTTGGAAGGTGAAGAAGAATGAGTAAAATATTACATTCATTTACTTTACATGATCATGTTTCTGAATTACTTCGTAAAAAATCAAAAAAGGGTTATATGTCTGATAATGTATCTACTGCTATTGAATGGTATTATACTTCACCAGTCTGGACAAAAGAAAGAGATCAAGAAGGAGAATATACCGGAAAATTAGTTAGGTCAAATAAAGGTCTTGTAATAGCACCGTATGAACGCAAACAACATCAAAGGACAGTCGCTTTACTAAATGCTAGAATTGATGCTCTTGAGGCTGAGTGCGAAGCACTACGCAATAATAGGTTTAAGTTTTGGAAAAAGTACCCTCAATAGGGGGGGTAAAGGCTTCAATATGGTCTAGGTGTACCCGGAGGAGTATCTAGCGGAGTTGTTGGCCCATATGGATATGCTACAGGTTCTCCAGTTACAGGATCAATTCTGCCTGTTGTTGCTCCTGTTCCGGGAATAAGAGAACCGATCAATGAAATTAATGATCCAAAAGGATCGTTTTGTATATCTGTAGCGGTTTCTTTTGCTGCATCATATTGAGCCTTAAAATTATTATACAAATCTGCAGTTGATTGTGCCGCATTTGGTATTATATCAAACTTAAATCCGTAATAAGTACCAAGACCTGCAAAAATTAATCCCATAGCCGAAGCATCAGAAAGTAATGCAACTAATGGCGTAGATATTCTGTTGATCTGGTATGCAAGTAATCCATCTTCAATTAATTGTCTTTCAGATCGGCCAAGAACTATTTCATGGCGAACAATATTGTCTGGTTTAGGTTTAGGCATACACAATGCCCCATCTAATAGGTCCCTGAAAATTAACTTGTAAATTGGATGCAGTAACAGATGAAGGTAATGTAGAACTAGAACTATTAAGGTTCAAACATGGGCCGGCATTTATTGTAGCCAAGTTTGAAGTATTGGCAGAAATAGGGCCAACATAGTTACAATCGCTGTTGCTTTCTGCTGTAAATGCTGTATTTCCAAGAGTTGTCTCAACAGCCGCTATCCAGTATTGAGTTCCTTGAACTAATGTAACTGTAGAAGCAGGTGTTAGATCTTGTCTGCCTGTCCCACCTGATCCACCAGTGTAAGACATATCTCCGCCTATTTTTGTATTAGGAACACCTTCATTATCTGAATATATAGCAAATCCAATAACACCAGTACCATCACTTGAAACATTAACAGAAACATGATCGACATTCCCAGACTTAGGCGAAATAAACGGCCAAAATTTAGGAGTTGCATCACCGTTATATGTTCCTGTTCCAGAACTTCTAGCACCTGTTATAGCCATTTTAGAAACTAAGTATAATTTGTGAGAACCGCCATCAATATCAGTCGCAGCCATTACAGGTGAATATTTTGATGTCCCACCGCCACCACTTGCTGCAGTTGTTTGAGTTGTTCCGTCTGGAAATGTAATTCCACCAGAACTAGAAGATACATCTAAAACAAAAGAATCTGATCCACCTTTAACTTTTAATTTTTGATTTTCATCGCATAGTAAACTTACTGCTTTACTAGAACTAGAAATGTCAATTTGACCATCACCAGAAGCAGCAACCAATGTAAAGGTGTTAGTTTTGTTTGTAGATAGTAATCCTGTTGCAGCCAAGACACCGGCTACATTGTATTGAATCTGACCGTCTGAACCCCCCGGAGTGGCTGATATTGTCATATCATCATTAGCACCTGCACCATGTGCCATTGAGATGTTATTACCGACTACTAACTTTCTTGCTGCAGTTAATGATCCGGGTATAGTTCCTTGATCATATGCAAGTAAGTAATCTGCATCAGTTGGGGCACCACCCGATCCACCAGACAAGAAACCATCCCAATCACCACGAACTGCCATTCTTGCTAACTGCACAAGTACTAATCTTCTTAGTTCATCTTCATTTTCAGGTTCAATAAACAGTTTTTCTGCTACTGATTGAAACTGAGCATACGAAAGATTCTCTAGATCTGTCTCTTTTAGCAATTCATATATTCTACTGGACCAATTATTTGTATCTGGTAACGGCATTTTAATCATCTCTATGTTAGAAATCCATCCCAATCACCTTTACAGGCTGTTATTGCTAA